AGATCATCACGCAAGGGTTTTCCAGGGCTGAACTTTCGCATATACTTCCTTCACTCTCTTGTTATACTCGTCCTCATTAACAGCAAGATTATTTAGGTGCTGTTTCCAAATCCTCTTCATATCATCAGACAGAGTTGGATTTACAATTACTGATTTAAGAAGGTTACAACGCTTCTGCTGTAGTTCTTCCGAATAAGGTCCCATAGTCTATTCCTTTCATTGGACAATTCTTCCTGCTAAGCCTTACCTTGTGTGGAGTAAGATTATGCAGTTCGGTCATGTCAACCAGTTTAACACCACGCAAATTATACATCAGTGCTTCGTTGGGTGTTAGAATCTTGATGTCCTTCTGCGTCTTCTGTGGTTGCACGGCATAGACTCTTTCCTCATTAAGGTTCATTATACCAACTCCTCTAGAATGCCTAGTCCTTCTGCCAACACTAATAGTATTCCTGCTATTGTAAGAGGCCATAGGCTAAACAACCAACCACTGTTGATGATAAAACCACCCGCGGCAATTCTAATTGCACTCTTGATTAAACTTACATAAAAATGTCCCTTGCCTGGATCCTTGGCTGCTGGAACATATACTCTTTCTGGTATTGGCATCAATTACTCCCTGTTACCTATTAAATTTAAAAGCATCTGGAATAGGTTGATAAAGTTTAGATATAAACTTAACGCAAACTGAATTCCGTAACGTGCATCACCGCCCTGTGTCATGTAGATCTCTTTTGCTCTTTGCGTATCCCATGCAGTAAGTCCTGTAAAAATAAACACACCTAACACACTAATCGTCCACATAATAGCAGGACTACTAATGAATAGATTAACGATACTGGCAATCACAATACCAATTAACCCCATGAATAGGAATCCACCAAAACCTGTTAGATTACGCTTGGTAGTGTAACCATACAAACTTGCAGAAGCAAATGTTGCTGCGGTAATAAAGAATACCTGTGTAATGCTGTATGCTGTGTATACTGCGAAGATGGTTGATAGGCTAACACCCATTACCGCAGTAAATGCATAGTAAAAATTAGTTAAACTAGATAGTGTCCATTCTGTTCTTGAAAATGAATAGTATAGGATCATTCCAAGTGGTGCAAATACAAACAACCACATAAGTGCGCCTAATGAGTAGATTAAGCCCGTTGAGTATGTTAGCCACGCAACGATACCGCTTACCATCAAACCAGCGGCAGTATGATTATACATATTCATCAGGAAGTTGCGTAATCCCTGATCGTATTGACTTTGAGTTACTGTTCTCATTTGTTTCTCCTTATCTTGGTGCAAACTCTTGTTGCAATTTAATATTGTCCATGAATTCTTTCTTGGTTCCTGGATCATCCTTGAAACTACCTTCCAACACAGTTGTCTGCGTTAGACTGCTGTGTGCCATGATGCCTCTATTCTCACAGCAACCATGCGTTGCTTGAATGTATACACCAATGTTCTTTGAGTTCGTAGCCTTCTTGATTTCACGTGCAATATCATTGGCAAGTTCTTCTTGTAGTGTACCACGTCTAGCACACCACTGTGCGATACGTGTGTATTTAGAAAGTCCAATAACTTTACCATTTGGAATAATACCAATGTATGCTACACCCGTTACTGGTTGGTGGTGATGTGAACAAACTGATTTAAGTTCGCTTCGAACAACAAGCATGCCAGTATATGCATCCTCGCCCTCGTTTGGAAATGCTGTTGCTGTAGGAATCTTGTCATAACGTCCTTGCATTAGTTCGTTATAATACATTTTAGCAAGTCGACGTGCTGTGCCTTCGCTGTTAGGATCTGTTGCCCTATCAATAATAAGTGCGTCTAGCACACCTTCAAATTGTTCGGCCGCTTCTTCAATTAGTTTTTCTTTTTCACCAGCATAGATGAATTCACTAATATTATCACCCGCCCAATAACGTTTGTTAGCGTCTTTAATTCTTCGTGTTACTTCTTCGTACTTTTTCAATTTGTGTCTCCGATGTTAAGGCAGTGGATTGCCATTGTTGTTATTTTAAAACTTTTAGTAGATTTCCGCAACCGAAATAATCTCCATTTAATTTGTATACCTGTTTATTTAGGCTTACGAGATAGTCTTTGTAGTTTTCAATATAATCAACAATCCTGTCCATTACTTGCTTTTTGTGCTTCTTGTAAGATTCCATTGATTCAGTCCATTCCGTAGGATACTTGAATCTATCAAGTGCCATTTCTGAATAACTTAATCTATCAGGAACCATAGGTAATGCTCCTACTAGAGCACCCTCATACCAACTTATGCCTAGCGTTTCTTGTAGGTTCGCACTAAACACAAGTTTCGCCTCTCCTAGCAGGTTGTGGTATTCGTTCTTTGTTAGGGGTCTTTCTTGACACACAACAAAGTTGTATTGTGGTAATGATTCTTTTAAGTCTTGGAATATAGGCAGTTGTTTTTCTGGAGCAATTCTGTGTGGAAATAGAATAGTATTCTTTTTCTCCATACCCTTATACATAGTTAGTGTGTCATCCATGTATTCAAATGGCCAACCAGTTCTCACTATCTTACCACTGTCTATCAAGAATTGTTTTTCATTGTTTCCAATCTTTAGTAGAGTTTCACAGAACATGTCTATGTGAAAATCACTAGCAAAAAAATTGTGATCAAAGCATTCAAACATGCTCTGTTCAGCATGCCTTACCCAAGGCTTATCGCCTATAAGCCTGCCAAGGAAATCAGCAGGATCGTAACTACCAGCGTGCCAAAGACCACCGACTCTAATGTTAATCCCAAGCAGTTCAGCCATGTATTTAAGTTGAATAACAGTCGGGTTCCAAGCGTCCGTATATAGGAAATAATCTCCATCTTTCACTTCTCCTTTGCAGAATGCTTCTGCTATCTGCATTAATTGGTTTGATTTATAAACATTGGTTCCACCAAAGTTGAGGAACGCCCCTGGCGTTGTTGCCTGAGGCGTGTCCCCGCCATTTAGAATACTAACAGTATGGCCGTGAGCCTTCAGCAGTTTAGGAAATTCGGTCTTCCACTGTTTTGTGTAGCGTGTTTCTACCGCTTCTAGATCAACTAGCCATATTTTCATTAGTGCTGTGTCCTTTTATTCTTATATTTGCGATTGCTTTTAGTAAATGCTCTCCACACATAACTGCTGTTGTTGTAGAGATCCTTTTCATTGAAAGGAAAAAAGCCTCCGCGATTGTCAAGATTGAAACGACAAAAGTCCTTGAATCGTTCGAGATCGTTAAAAACTTTGTCGTAGGCTTTGCGATTAAACTGAATAGCCATTTTAATTTACCTTTATTACTTTGCATACTCAATGTGGGCACCGTTTTCTCCATCTTCACTTACGTCAATATGGACTTCACGGCCTGGGTGTTTAGCAATGATCTGATTGTATAGATCATCGCAAATCATTTCACAACTCTTATAATCTAGTTCAAGGGTCTTCTCCTCATACAGTTTTTCTAACCAACGTTTAAATTGAATAAACTCAATATCTCTGTCGTTGTGTGTTACAGTGATACCGACCTTAAAATGGAATATGTGTCTGTGTGGATAACCCAAGAACGAAACATCATATTCATCACCTGTTGCCAGTGCTGGATCTTCCAGTGCCGCAGGATACTTGTGGATACCTTCCTTGCGGAAAGTCACCCAAATCATTCTCTTTGCCGTATTCATGATACGTCTGTGATTGTCTTCTGCCATTGCTTCTTTCATCATTTCATCAGTTATGCTCATAGTATACTACCTTTTCTATTAGTTGTCATCCACAATCTTATCGTTTTTGTATTCATTCCATTCCGTAAATTTGGAACGATCCATTAGATCGTGTAGGCTGTGGCACCACACACCTGGATTGGTTGCTTCAAAACCCTTGTCATCAATTTTGAGCATTGTATTATAATTCCAAAGTTTTATGTGAGGAATTGGAACCCTAATCTGCGGAATGAATCTATCATATTCAACCAACGGGCCTTCGAGGAATTCCTCGGCAGCATTAAGTGGAATGTCCAAACTACAATGATATTCGTCCTTAAGAAATGGTTCAATCATCTTTTCCCATTCCTCATAATAGTCAGCACTGTGCTTTTCAGAAGCAGGATCGAAACTGTGATTAGCACCAAAGAAGATGTGTTTAACATCATGTGCATAATCTCTAATGATACTTGGATCATTTAATCCTGTAACAAATAGAGTTTTCATTCCATATGCAGGACTCTTTTCAACTTCTATTCCCGTAAAGAATCTTACGTCACTTGCACTACCAGTTTCATAATCACGTTGCATTATGCGTGTTCCTTCTCCAGCCTTTCGATCTCGTCCTTCATTTTAAGACGATCTCGTTTCATTTCAGAAATTTCCTCATCGGAAAATTTGCCAGTCTTTTCCATTGTATCGATCTTCTTATTTAGGTATTGGTGTGTTTCCCTTAACCATTTCAGCCTTTGTGTATAGTCGCCCATATCACGCCTCCTGTAGTTGTTGTTCAAGTTTATCCAATTCTCCATCTTCTCGATCATCGGCCCAAGGTGTTTTCTCTTCACCATCGTCGTCTACCTCCACGAACATTCTATTAAATTCGTTAGTAACACCACCACGCAGTCTTGCACCTTCAAGATCCTTAAGGAAACTGTCTGCTTGTTTAATCATAGCAAATGCATCTTCTTTAGTCTTGCACTCAAACAGTTCCTCAACAAATCTGTCAAAGTATAGGATGTTACGTGGCACCCAATCACTGTATTCATCACTCTTGTCTGCCTCTTTAACCTTTCTCCAGCGTCTCCAGTCTGGACGATCCTTGGCTAATTCAATATCTGTTAGGTTGTTTGCACGTTGTACAGCAACAATGTGTTGATAAACATTGTGTGCCATCATCAGCGCATAACCAAATGAATCCCAACTAGTCTTGCCTTCCTTGCCTATTTTGTTTAGCATTCCTGGAGCATAGTGGCATATGTCCGCGATGCTAAGGCGTCTTCCAATCTCGCTTTCGAACGGGAAAGGAATATCATGCCGTTTGGCAAGCATCTTATTATCAGGGGCCTTGTCCATAATAACTGACCAACGTTTACTTGTGTGTTGGCTGTTAGTATACACCAACCCGTGTGCTGTAGCAATAAAAGGACTTGCGCAGTCGAAACTGATTGTAAAATTTTCATTAATATGTTTACGAACCTGTCGTTGTATTGAAGTTAAGTAACAAGACCAATCAAGTTGCGCCGTGCCTAAGAAGTGCATCCAGTCCTTGCCTTCCAGCATGCCATCAAACTTCATGGTCATTAATCTGCGTAGCGTAATTGGCATCTTGCACATGTTAGCACCACCCATTGCCCAACCTTCGCAGGCCTTATCACCCCAAACTTTAGTGTCGGAGAATTCTTTGACACCTTCATACCACCTTTCAGCAGTATCCCAGTCTGAACCCTGTAATACGTTTAGGAATTTAGTAGCACCTAATCTGCGCTCTAGCCAATACTTGTTATTAAATCTAGTCTTGTCCAAGCAGTCCTCAAAACTCTTTAGTCCTGTCTTAGGAGAGTGAATATGATCGCATGCCCAAGTTGGAACGTCAAGCAGCATTGACCAATCTGCCGTTAGTTCAAGCCAATTTAGAATATCATCACGGACCTTGTTAGCAGCCGCACCTTCAAAGTTTAGCCAATCAAACTTAAGAACACCCTTACCAACCTGATAACCACCTGAGTCACCAAGTATCATGGTCTTGCCTCTATCTCGACTCTGCACCATTGCATCCTGATCCATTGTCTTATCAAGATTTAATTGTGCGTGTCCTGCTGAATACAATCCATACTTGTATGTAAAGTATCCTTCTTCTTCATTTAAAAAGTTCATACCTTCGATGCCGCGATCAAAACCCTGCGGAATACGATCCTTTGGAACGAACTCTTCCTTACGTTGTTTAGCAATATAAGTGCTGAAGAAAGAACTAATTGCAGGCAAGTAGACTGCGTAGTCCTTCTGTAGTGGTGTTAGGTTGACTGGTTTTTTCATAACTTTATTTAGGCCGCCTGTGCTGGAATGATATATTTGTAATTTGCCAATCCACTGTCAAGCGTGATCTGAATGGCCCCTTCGTTTGAAATACTCATCTTGGTGTTGTTAACATCAGCAATCTTAAGAATACTCAAGATACTTGCAACGGGCCAAGTCCAACCTCTGTCAAGTTTTCCTTCCACATCAGTAGCAAAAATAAATTCACCACCGTGTGTTGAAGCATCACCAAAGATAAATTTAAGATTACCATCCTCAGTCTTTGCTAGGAATGTTGGATGCTCTGCGTTAGCACCTGCTTGGAAACTGAATCTCTGAACTGCTGCTAGTGTAGGAACAACTTCTACGTCCCAGTTAACACCACGGAACTTAACGGTCTTCATCTTTTCATTGATGATTTCCTGATTCATAAAACGATAATCATTCTTAAAATCGCCGTCAGCATTTTCAAAGTGTATGCCTACCGGAATAGTCGCACCGTTCCTTTCAGCACTAGTAATGCTAATCTTTGCTTCTTTTTGATATTCACTACCATCTAGCAAATATTTTAGTTTTTGTAATTGTGGCATACCAAATGTGCCTAGCATATCTGGATATGGATTATGTGTGTCTGCCTCCATGATAACTGATCTGTCATCAGCCATTGAAAACATACCTGTTTTGCTTTCTTCGCCAGTAACTTTCACAGTAGTTAGGAATCCTAAGTTCTGTGTGTGACTAACAATGTCTTGTAAGATGTCTTTCATTGAATTCTCCTTGTTCTTACATTATATTTAGGTTTTGCATAAAATACAAGCATTTTTTTACTCAAAATCAAATAATTTGTTAAAGTTATTATCATTACGAGTCTTGCTAATATCCCATTCCAAAACACCAATTAGGTTATTGAGTTTTTCATCGATGACCGTATTCTCCATAGTTGCGTCATCGAATGGTAACTGCTTAAACCATTCCGGTAGCCTTAATTCATCTACCGGATACGCAACGGATGTGTATCCCATTGGATTATCCTTTACCCTACACACGATAACTTTAGCCCCGTCTGTAATGGTCATTGAATACTTGTCGCCGTTCATACGCTTTAGTGTATTCCAGTTAATACTTGCTCGAACGTGTCCGGGCATGTTTGCTTTTCCTGCTTTCTTTTCTTTGGCTTCGTATTCGGTGATCTTGTTTGCACGTTTGGGTGAACCCTTCTCCCAACCTGGTCGTGCCTTGAATTCCGTTCTAAATTCAGTTATATAATCTAATACACGCTCTCTTTCCTGTCCTTCCAATACTTGTTCAAGCACACGGCTAAGAAAGTCTTGGATAACCACAGGTGTGTCAGAACGCTTTAGATCCAAGCCCATAGCCTTGATCTTACCGCTCTTGCCTTCTGTGTCTGTTCTAAAACCTTCAATGTCATAATAAAGAACAGCATACCTTTTCTTTGTAATGAATAATCCTTTACTTGCAACAATCTCACGTGCAGCCGCAATTACTTCAGAACGCTTCTTGGGACAATGAAATGCTTTACTCATAAATTTTCCAAATGTTGCATTTGTTGTTTCACCGATCGTGTCATACAATTCTACAACACTATCTTTAGTCCAAGGTATCTTACCAGCATCTATGTCTTTCTTAAGAACACTATATGCGCTGAAGTAACAGGAGTCTGTATCACCATACACAATTGCCTTGCCCGTATGATCATATTCTCCTGTAACAATTTCGTTAATCTTTGCAGCCATGTGCTTAGTAATGCTTCTACCAGTTAGCGTAACTGACTGGCCAATCCTGTTGTCAAAGAACCTACAGCCTGGATTTAGAATAGCACCATACAAACTGTTAAGCAAAATCTTCTTAACCAACTGTCGCTTTGCCCAATATTCTTCCTCAATCTTGTTACCTGCATTCTGACTTTCTTTTTGCTTGGCCTGCATTTCCTTACGTTCTTTATACCAACGTGCGAGCAAGCCGGGTATTACTCCTTCTTTTTCGTAAGTGAAGATTGTGCCGTTAGCACTGAGCATCCAAGGTTGATTGCTTTCAAATATTAAATCATAAATCTGTGCTGAACTTAATTTATCGCTATCGCCATTTTCCCAGTCAATTGTAATTTCTCTACCTATTTCCTTATCCATAACTGAACTGTATTCAACACTTCCAAACATGCCTTCCCAAGCAGCCGCAAATGATTTTCCCTTGGCCATCTGCGATTCGATGTGTGCCTTGGTTCCATCCTGCCTTAATTGTCCAACAACTGTTTCCGGACCCATGTTCAATGCACGAATAACAGAAGGATACAGAGAATTTAAGTCAACTGATCCAATCCACTCATGTATGCCTTTCTTAGGATACGCAACATAAGCACCTGCCGCAGGTTCTGATCCTGGCTCACGCTTTACCCTGTTAGGAACAATCATTCCACGTCGATGTGCTTCGTTGATAATGCCCTGTTCAGTTACAGCAACGGCACCCATAGTGGTTGAAATCAACACTGTATTTTCATGCGCAATCGTATTTGCGAGATCGATGAACTTTAGTTTCTTGTCTAGTTTATCCAGCAGTGCTGTATCCTGCCTGTTATATTCAATAAACTTACGGAAGTCGTTGTTGTATAGTGCATCAAGGCTCCCTTCATATACAGTCTTGCGTTCTCCGACTTCAAGCTCACCAATTGCATCCAGCCTGTACGTATGTCTTTCCTCGTAGTTGTATTTTCTATACAGTTCCAAACTATCGATATGCACTCGACCAATTAGATCATAGGTCTGTGAAGTCTTGCCAAACTTTTCGTATTCTCTTTTCTTGGGATACTGATTCCACAAACAAAAACGCCTTGTGTCTTCCTTGCTTAATACTTTTGTTACGCGGTTAATCGTGTATGGAATATCATAACCCTCACTATTCCAACCACTCAGCACATCCGCATCCTGAATAAGATCTAAAAACGCATCAAGCATGTCCGCTTCGTTATCATAGAGTATGGTGTTGGGGATTCCTTCAATTGCCTTTTGTGCTTCAGCCATGCTCAGCGTCTTAGGAGGGATCGCCAAACAAATCAGTTCTTCCATCCACTGCAAATGCACCGCAATGGAAGTGATTGGCATGAATGCGTCTTCCGGCGATGCGTATCCACGCTCTGGATCGAAATCAACCTCGATATCGAAAAACGCAACGTTCAGTTTTGGTGCGTCAATGTTTAGATAGTTGTCCTCAAGACAACGATAGATCGGATTGATATCGCTTTCGTATAGTTTCTTGTTGGAGTGTATCGCAAGTTCCTTGCGCAGTTCCTTGATGTTCTTTGCTGTTACACGCTGTAGTGTTTCGCCATATATTGACGTGTGCTTGCCCTTGGGGTCCTTGTAATAGAATATGTGTCGGGGTTGATACTCTGTAAAACTTCTCTTACCGTTCTTTCTTTCGACAATTCGAATAATGTCTTCATTTCGGTCATAGAACGCATCTACGTAACTCATCTTTTCTCCTTACATGCCATTTTGGGCTGGCAAATACCAAACAGTCCTTTAGTGGCGGACAAAACCTTCTTCACTATTATATATCCTTGCAAATCATCATGCAAGATAAAACAGGCTAATACCAATAATGCCCACTGCGCTTAGAACCGCATTCGTGACTATCAGTGCGGGTTCCTTCCACATGAACGAAACAATCAACCAAACTATACCACCCGCGGCAAGCAGTGCTGGTCCCAGCGGATACAGATTAGGGAATGTTGCATTAACAAATGTTCCTATAATTAGGATAACGGTCGCTGCCCATTTGAGTATTGAATCAATTTTCATTTATTTTTTCTTCCACTGTAGCCACAGTTGTATCAGTTTCATTCGATCCTTGAATGCTTTCTTCATCTTGTGTCTCACCAGATGCTTGAATTCCTTCTTCTGCGTTTTGGCTATCTTCTGTTCCGTTGTCTTCATCTTCTATGACCTCTGTTGGTTTTAACATTGGAATTCCGGTTCTATCAAACCACCTACCATCGTCAGTGACGAAGCAGTGTGACTTAAAATTGTTTCCGTCTATTCCCCTTAGGATAAGTTGCTTCTTGTGTATCTTGCCCTTGTAATCGGTATAGTCTGCTTGTATTAATCTTAAATGCCCACCACTGGCAGGCGATCCGTAAATTCTATCTGCTGGCTCCCCATTAAGTCCTATGTGATTAGAAACAATTGTGTATTTGTTATCGTCCATTTTGCTTGTCTATTGCTTCTTTAATGTGTTGTAATTCTTTTGGAACTTCCCAACCAAAAACTCTTGCAAGATGCACGCCGCTGTTAGCAAATTGTTCAGCCTTGGCACCTTTCTTCATTCCAAACCCATACCCGCCCTTTGTCTTGGTATGTATCTTTGGATCATACTGTGATGTGTCTGAGTAGTTCGTCATTTCTTTATTTTGCCTTTTGCTTAGTCCGTTATTTTTTTTGCGTTTTTTTCTTGGCATCAAACTCTAAATTCATACCATAGACGATCTTCAACAGCCTTGTATATTGTGTACTGTATTGGAGTCAGTCCTGATTTTTGTTTTTTAGTTTCAAGTCTTTTATACCATGTTTCCAATTTAGTAGGCCCAAGACTTTCTACAATTTTCTTAACTTTAAATTTCATATTATACATAATAACACAAACAGGATTGTTTGTCAAGAGGGATTTTTAACTTCTTCTACCTTGCCTTTTTTGGCACATACCGGACAGGTAAATTCTCTATCCTGCATGGGTAGTTTTTCTTCCATTGTGGGCATGGTCCAGTAGAAACTACAGTTATTGCAGGTGATGTGCCATATAGTTTCTTTCTGTGTCCTAAACATTAATACCAACCTGCCGCTATACCAAAACCAAATACGTTAACAATGCTGAAATAGAACGTAAGTAGCATTACCCATGCAGCCCCTCGTCTATAAGCGGCATAGCACTGCGTTATGCTACCCACAAAGAATCCAGGATAAACAATGAGCATATTAGGATCACGTGCATTAAACGCAAGTGTTAGGCTTGCACTAACCGTAAATATAAAACTTACGAGTTCAAAAGCAAATGCAATTTTGTCACTACGATAACTCTTGATCCAAAAGGATTTTATTTGTTCCAAACTATTCACCACTAGGTGTTTTATCGTCTGGAAGATTCTTAGTAATACCTAAGATACCTTCAATATCTGCCCATTCTTCTTCGTGCTTGGCCCAATCACCCTTGTGTGCAATTTTAATTGCCTTGTTAATTGTGCTTGGCTTGATCTGTAGTTCTTCTGCTACTGCTTTTACAGTATCTTTAAGTCCTTCATTCAAATCTTCTACTTCACGCAGTACATTTGAACCTTCGCTAATCAGTCTTTCTAATTTTGCTTTTTCTTCTGGTCCGTAACTTCTTGACATTATATTCTCCTAGTTGTAGTGTGTATTATATATTAGTTTACAATGCATGTCAACTCTTATTGGTATATTTTCCAACCATTTTGTTCTATCATTTCTAAAACAAAAGATCTTTCTTTGTTATAATCGTGATTGCCCTTGTTTCTAATTTCGTAAAATGTTTTAGTCTGTTTAAAATCAAACCCAAATATACTAACATCTTTGTTGTTAATTTGATTAAGATAGTATAAGATTTGTAATCCTGTAGATGGCGGTGCACCTAATTCTTTTTCTAACCATAATGATTGTTCTAACGGTAATCGTATTTTATCTGCTTTGAAATTTACTTTTTTAATTTTGTATTCTAGTTCACGTTTAGTTGGAGTAAAAATCAGTGTATGAAACTTTGGAGTTTCTGCATTATATTTTTCAAAAGTGTTTATTTCACTTGATGCCAAAAAGTCCCATCTACTTCCTTGGCATTCATTCTTAATTATATCTGCCCTATTAAATCTAATAGTTGCGTTAGCATCTATGATACTACCATACTCTTTTTGGAATATACTTTCTGCGTTTCCTACGATTGATAAGGGTTGCATTAACGGTTGCATGTAGATATTTAAGTCATAAAAAAAGCCGGCAGTTGAATACCGGCTTTTAAAATTTATAAATGCTGTTTATTTTCCGCAGTCTGGACCACAGTTACAGTCTGGACCACAGTTGCCTTTACAAGCACAGTCTGGACCACAATTGCAATCCTTGCCTTCGTTTAAGCCTTTTTCAACAACGTCATACATTTCAAAACGTCCGCCGTTTCTTTCATATAGCATTGCAGCAAAAATTTCCTGCTTGTTTGTTTCTTCCACTTTTGAAACAGCAACTCTATTTGCCCACGTCCACAAAACATCATCCATAGGATCGATAGCCTGTTGTCCACCGCTTTCTTTAACCATCTTATACATGTCAACAAATGACATTTTGGTTTCAACGGATTCCTTTACAGTTTTCTTGTTGCCTTTCTTAGCATCCTTGGCTGCCTTTTTCATCGGCTCTTTCTTGTCGCCATCCTTGTCTATATCAATGTAGTCTGGCTTAGCCGACGACTCGTCCATCGAGTCCTTGTCATCGCCTTTCTTGCCTTTTACCATTGCTTTGAATTTTTCCTGTGCTTTTTTCTGTGCTGCTGATTTCTTGGCCTCAACTATTTCGCCGTCCATGTCTTTGAAAGTAACAGACTCGTTTTTCTTTGCCTTGTATTCTTCCATGCATGCTTCGCACATTTCTTTTAATTTCTTTTGATCGCAGTCTGGATGTGCTTCGCACATTTCTTTCACACTCATGCCTTTGCTGCACATCATTAGTATGCTTTTCTTGCTAGGCATTTTTGCTTTCTTTTCTGCTTTAATAATTTGTTCCGCTTCTTCTACGTTTTCTTTCTTTGCATTCTTAGCCTTGGACTTGAAAAATTTATTCATTGTGGCTACGCTGCCTTCGTTAGTAGATTCTTTCTTAGCATCTTTAGCAGCCTTCTTCATAGGCTCTTTCTTGTCACCGTCGCCATCGATGTCAATGTAGTCTGGTTTTGCTGCTTTCGCTTCAGTAACTACTTCTTTAGCACCTAGCGAGATTCCTGTTGATTCCGCCAGTTGTGTGAAATGCTCTAGATCTTGACCTGGCGTAGTCGGATCTATTTCGCGCATCTTTTTAATTATATTTCTAAAGTCCATAGTAGTTTCCTTTGTATAGTAAGTATTTATCTTCTTACCGGGTTCTCTCCAAATATACTGTTCTTCATATCCAGCGCATTTTTGGCAGTTCCGCGTGCTGTTTTTGGCTGTTTAACCACAGGTTGCGGTGGCGCTTTTGTGCCTGATTTACCAGGACTTCCTGTATATGATTTTTTGCCACGTGCTTGACCTGGACTTAGGTGTGGATTAGCAATACTTGCTATATTACCAGCACTTGTGGCACCTGCTGTGGCACTTTCTTCCATGCCTGCTAGTTTAATAATGTCCAGCAAGTCTAGGTGTTCGTTAGTATCCTTATCCAGTGCTTTCTTACGCTTAATTAATTCTTTCTGTAGTTCTGGATCCTTTGCTGTGTTTGGATCCGCCTGTAGATCCTGTAGTGCTTTCTTCTTGGCAAAGTAGTCTTCCTTATCACGTGTTGGTGTGTATTGGCTTTCATCCTTTACATCATCATAGAATGGACTGTGCTTTTTGTATAGTTCTCTGTCTGGATCTACCTTGTCGCCTAGGCTTCTAATAGCATCTGCTTCTGCAGATCCTCTTTTCCATACTGAATGATCGTCTGAATATTGATACGTCCAATCGTGGCTCTTAAGCAGTTTGATGTATTCTTTCATTTCATCACTGTCCGAATACTTGATCTTGTTGGCTAGTTTTTCTTTATCAGCAGCATCAACAGCAGCCTTTTCCTTGGCTTTATCGTCACTGTCTACTTTGGATAAGACATCTTTCATCTTATCGTTCATAGAGCCTAGTGTGCTAAGATCTGCTTCTGTGAATAATTCGTTCAATTTCATACTAGTATTTACCTTAATATGCGTTCATATCAAAACTTGTTTCGGGATCTGCACTCTTGTGTTTTGCATACACTCGTTGCATTATTTCCACCCTTTCGTTGTAACTTAGAGGGTTTTCGTCGAACAACTTGATCAATCTCACGTAGTGTTCTACTTCGCTTTCTTCTTTCCGCCTTTCATATTCGCACACCAATGATACATCCTCCCTTTCTCACCGCCATACTTTTTGGCTTTTGCTCTTAAACTTGTTACTGATCCTTTGCAACTTGCACCTGATTTTTTAACTCTACCAGGACGACTTTTGCCTTTTTTCTTGCCATCCGCAAAGTTTTCACGTATACATTCTAGTGTATGTGGAATACGTGCAACAGGAATAGTAGTTTCTCCCATTAGTCTTACAGCGTCATATCTGTGATGTCCATTAACAATTCTATTATCGCAATCAACTACCACAGGTGCGTATTTGCCTTCTAACAATCTATCCACTTGACGCTTAAAATTCTCCATCACACGTTCTTTTTGAACAGGTTTTACTTCATCTATATTTAGAAATACAATTTCGTGAT